CCAAGCAGAGCAATAAAACCTGGTCCCTGACGCATCCGGTGGATGACGCAATTACCCTGCTGACACAGGGCGGCAGACTGACCTGTAAGTTCCGCCTGTCAGGCGCACTGACCAACAATCAGTTCGGGCTGGGGATTTATCTGTATACGGATGCTCCCGTTCCTGATGGTGTGGCGATGACGGGTACCGGTAATCCGTTCCTGATGTCGTACTTCACTCAGACCACTGACGGCAGAGTGAATCTGATGCATCACAGGAAAGCCGGAAACACGAAGCTGGGGGAGTTCGGCGATTACGGTAACGACTGGCAGACGCTGGAGCTGGTGTTCACCGCCGGCAGTGCCACGGTTACTCCGAAACTGAATGGAGTGGCTGGCCCGGCATTCCAGGTCATAAAAGACAGTCTGACACTGGGGCTGAATGCGCTGACGCTGACGGATGTTACAAAAAATGCAGCGTATGGCGTTGAGATAGAAAGTCTGGTGCTGGAGATAAATGCACCGGCAGCATAATAAAAAAACAGCCAGTACTGACTTTCGTCGGAGAAGTACTGGCTAAGAAGGATAGTTGGGTTTCACATGATACTTATATCTGGCAGTACATTTTCTGACAGACAGTGACGGATGTTGTCAAGATATTGTGTCATTTATAACCTGAATCAGGGGTTGGTCGGAATGTTATCTGGCATTTTTAGCAGAGCCTGAATGCCATAATCACGGCTCCCGGCGTTGGCCGTCAGTGGGTGACACTGGCGGCTTTTTGTTTTCCTTTACTTTCATTTTCTGTCGGCGGTGACGGAGACATACATCAGATGGAAAAAATCACAACAGGTGTGTCATACACCACGTCAGCGGTGGGGACGGGATACTGGTTACTGCAGCTGCTGGACAAAGTCTCTCCGTCCCAGTGGGTGGCGATAGGTGTGCTGGGGAGTCTGCTGTTTGGCCTGCTGACGTATCTGACTAACCTGTATTTCAAAATCAGAGAGGACCGTCGCAAGGCTGCCCGGGGAGATTAGGTGATGAACCATGAAGAAATGAATCAGCGCTTCAGTCGTCTGGAAAATGAAATTGCTGAACTGAATAAAAAACTGTCGACGCTGATGCCTTCTGAAGATGAAAAAAAACGCCGCGATGAGCAGTTTGCTGCGTTTGACGATTATTGTCGGAAAGTGATGAGCAGAAATCTCTCAGAGTGTTTCAGTATTCATAATGATAATTTCAGTAACCTGGAATGGGAGTGTAACCGGCCATCCTTTGTTGTATCCGGTGATGCCGGGAAAATAACCATCTCAGAAAATGGGAAAGTAACACCTCCATTGCACCAGCACAGTGAGGAGCTCATTGAATTTGCCATTGATTACCTGAAGAACAATAAAAAGCAGGGGCTGATGAAGCTCGTTGGCCGTTGCATGGGATATCTTCAGGTAGCCGCTGAGATTGAAGCGCTGGCCAGTGGTGCTGATAAGGATGCAATTGTGCGGGAGGCTCTTCTTCGTGATTTTAATACTCCACCTTTTAAAAAAGTGCCGGCTTACTGGCTTCATCCGGGGCTGACTTATCTTAAAGTGCGTATTTAGTGGGCCAGGGACAGCGGCTGAATATTTAATATATCCATGAACACCAAAATCAAATACGGCCTGTCGGCTGCCGTTCTGGCGCTGATTGCCGCTGGTGCGCCTGCGCCTGACATTCTCGACCAGTTTCTGGATGAAAAGGAAGGTAACCACACCACGGCATACCGTGATGGCGCGGGTATCTGGACCATCTGTCGCGGTGCCATTCTGGTGGATGGTAAACCTGTCGTCCCGGGCATGAAGTTGTCGAAGGAGAAATGCGACCAGGTTAACGCCATCGAACGTGATAAGGCGCTGGCATGGGTGGAGAAAAACATCAAAGTGCCATTGACCGAACCCCAGAAAGCGGGGATCGCGTCATTCTGTCCGTACAACATTGGTCCCGGTAAGTGTTTCCCGTCGACGTTTTATAAACGAATTAATGCTGGTGATCGCAGGGGAGCATGTGAGGCGATTCGCTGGTGGATTAAGGACGGTGGCAGAGACTGCCGTATTCGTTCAAACAACTGCTACGGTCAGGTATCCCGTCGTGACCAGGAGAGCGCGCTGGCGTGCTGGGGTATCGACAGATAAGCAGAATATTTTGCTGAAAAATAAGGCATGGCCACGCGGGCGGATAACATGAAATCCTGCGAACTGGCGAAACGTAAGTGAATAAAAGTAAAAACCCCGTTTATTGGCACCAAGCGGGGTTTTGTGTTTCTGACCTTGAGTAAGGCAAGGGAGAACATGGCGAAGTATAAACGAATTCTGTTGAGGTTGACTATGAAAAATGGCCTTGAACTGAAAGCGCCTGTAACTGATGACATCAGCAGAGCACTGGCTTTTGCCATTAAGTGGGTGGCGGTCGGTGTTGCTGTGTCCCCGATGCTGTATGGGCTGGCAAAACTGGTCATTGCGTTGAAATCGTGAAGGGAGGATTAAGCATGTCAGACAAACTCATAACGCTGGCGAAGATCCTCTGTGTAATTGTCGGCATTTCATTTTCACTAATGCTGGTTGCTCTTTTTCTTTCCATGGCCTGGATGATGTTGTCTTCGTCGGGGCTGCTGGGGTGACAGTGACTGATGACATCAGCAGAGCGCTGGCTTTTGCTATTAAGTGGGTGGCTGTTGGTATTGCTGTGTCTCCGATGCTATATGGGCTGGCAAAACTGGTCATTGCGCTGAAATCGTGAACTTTAAAAAGATGAGTGCTGAACTTATTCGGGCAATGGCATTTGCCATTCGTATTGTGGCCATTGCTGTTCTGGTCTGGGCAATCCGTTGGTGGTGATATGAACCGTGTTCTGTGTGTGGTGATTATTGTCCTGCTGGTAGCCTGTGGTGTGCTTAGTCTGGGGCTGAATCATTACCGCGATAACGCCATCACCTACAAAGCGCAGCGCGATAAAAAAGTCAGTGAGCTGAAACTGGCGAATGCCACTATTACTGACATGCAGCAGCGCCAGCGAGATGTCGCTGCGCTTGATGCCAGATACACGAAGGAATTAGCCGATGCGAGAGCTGAAAATGAAACTCTTCGCGCTGACGTTGCCGCTGGTCGTAAGCGCCTGCGGATCAACGCCACCTGTCCAGGCTCCGTGCGTGAAGCCCCCACCACCTCCGGCGTGGATAATGCAACCGGCCCCCAACTGGCAGACACCGTTACACGGGATTATTTCACCCTCAGAGAGCGGCTGATGACGATGCACAAGCAACTGGAAGGGGCACAGGACTATATCCGCACTCAGTGCCTGAAATAAGTTTTGTTGATGCGCCGTATCGTCGCTGTATTCCCTCATTAACAGAGACCGCAGCCCGACAGGGAGACTCCTCTGCGCGAGTGTGCGGGGATAATCAAAAACGATACACACCGGGGTTTACCGCGTTAACGGAGCGCGGCGTTGTCCCCTCATAGTCGCCTGTCCGGTGCGATGGTGGAAGAAGCCGGATGTTTATCACTATTAATTGATGACACAGAAATGGATTCATTGAATTTCAGCACGTTTTTGTATTCGTGTTATTGAACATCTGTTTATTTTACTTTTAACATATTGATAATAAAAAGAGCTGTAAATCTTTAGATGAGTCGATTTTGTCCGGGGAAGTTCAAATGGATTTTATGCTGACGGTTTCTGGTGTGGTTATCCTGTCCATTGCTTATACTGCAGATAAATATGGCTGCCATTTGTTATCACGTATTGGCGCTTATTGCTCGTTGATGCTGATTTTCTCGTCGCTTTTTTTTGAGTAAGTTATATTAATTATAACAAATAATTTTCTGTGTTATTTTTTCAGGCTATCCCGTCAGAGGGGAAGCCTGTACTGCCGGGGAGCGAATGGAAAACTGATGTGTCCGGTAACTGCGTGTTCTGTGAACACCATGTTACTTAATTATGTAATTCATACCCGAACTCTCTGTTGACAGCCTTCTTCTGCAGGCTTCAATAACCCACGCTGAAAAGTTACTGGACCCTTTATGCTCAAGGGCGATGTTGATCTGTTCAATCATGTGATTGGGGAAACGGATATTGCGGGTTGTGGTTCTGCGGGTCCGGTTTTTCGATGACATATTTATTTCCTTTACTGATTGCCATATGACGGGGATTTTACATGGCTGAGCTTCGTACACTCCAGAGCAGAATCAAAACTCTGAACACCCGACGGGTGAATATTCTGAAGGGGGAACAGCGTCGTGTCAGTGGCAGTGCACGTGTTTCCCTCAAGCGTCATATCTGGCTCAGGGATGCCGGGCAGTGCTGTCTCTGTGGTCGTGTGGTTGACCTCTGTGACAGTGAACTCGATCACCGCATTGCACTTCAGTTCGGTGGTGGTAATGAGGAGACGAATCTCTGGACGCTCTGTACCGAATGCCATCGCCAGAAGTCAGTCAGTGAAACGGCGAGTGGTATGCCGGACCCGACGCTGCCGGAGGTGTCCGGAGGTCATGGCAGGGCAGACGATATCATCGGACTGTGATCCGCCCCGGGGGGGG